AGGTAGAACTTACTGCTATTATATCTTCAGAAAGGTCATCACCCTCATCTTTAGCAGCATCCATTAGACTACCTACTTCATCTAAGAAAGTATTGATGTCCTCATCAGACCAGTCATTAACTTTCTTTGACATACCTTTGTCCATAAGGTTAGCCCAAGCCTTATCTTTGTATGTCTTTCTTAGGTCAGCATCAGGAATCATTACTTCCATTTGTTGATTGAGCACCTGTGATTGTGTCTTTTCTGTGACCATATCACTAGCTATATCTTCCATCTTTTTTATTTCTTCTTGAGATAATTTAGCTGGTGGTTTCTTTTCTACTTTGATGTTATCACTAGCTTGTGCGTAGTGTTCCTCTTCGGTAGTTCCACCAGTCCATAGCTCAAGCCCAATGCCTAATCTCATACAGCATCTCTTGATACCATCTGATACAGCTAACTTGAGTATCTCTGATTCAGTATTTTTATTTTGAAGTGCGTATACATCTACATCACCAACCTCTTCAATGGTTTGTTCTGAATCTTTTATGTATAACTTACACTTTGCACCAACGATAGAGTTGTCTTTATCTCTAACAATTTCATATGTGAAATCATATCCACCTGGTATCACATCAACCAATCGTTGTGTGTATAGGTGGTGTGGTACATAATCTCCGAACTTACCCTTAGGTGCAGGTTTAACTACACTCTTAGGAAAGTCTTTAATTAATTTTTTATGAGTTTCTTTATTCATAATTTTCCTCTACTATAATGAAAAGAACAGTATGTTTTTCTTTATTCATATTGTTTCCTTTCTGAGATAGGAAAAGCCTCTAGCAATAGAGGCTTTCTTATCTACTTCCATTACTGTTTAATATCTGATAGATTCTTTGTCTTGATATATCCAAGACCATAGCCATATCAGTTAATGATACGCCTTTTTTTCTACCACTATTAATTAGTTTGACTCTTCTTTCTTTAAGAGAATCAACTAAATCTTGTGCTTCTTTAATTAGATATGCTACATTATGCAATTCCTCTAAGACAATTTTCTTACTGTCCAGGTTATTCATAAGAGCATTAGCTTCTTCGTTCATATCCTTCCTTTGGTTTGTTATTCTGTCGCTACTATCGTTAGCGAACTGTTGTCGTATATAACTGTCGTGGGTCTAAGTAGTCGCCACTATCGTTATCAATAATAGATACAACATTATGTCCAGATGTTCTAAGCTCTGCGACTTTTTGTGTTGCCTCTACTATCGTTTGAGTTTTGTCACCATCAAACTGGTACACATCAGTACCACCATAGATGTTGTGACACTCAATTCTTATTGACATACAACCTCTCTGTTGCTTACTGTCATTGTAATATACATTTACATTTGTGTAAATGTTTCTACATATTAATCAGCCCACTGGTTTAAACAATGAGCTGTTTAATATCTACAATTAGTTGTCATCATCACCACTGCTAACTTTAAATCTATTATTAAAAACTTTTTTAAAGTCATCAGTGACTACAGTTTCAAGAGAATGTTTTAGTCTGTCTGCATTAGGCGTATAAGATATATACCCAAAGACTTTATTGCCCTTGACTTTTGTATAGACTTGTAATGGTAAATTATTTTTCTTAATGTGATTGTTCAAGTTGTTCTTAAACTTTCTTTCTTCGCTAACAACTTCTTGATTATCTTCACTACTAAAGGAATAAAATTTTATAACTTTATAGGGGTGTGCTTTAGCTAAACGAATAGCTTTCTTTAGACTATCCCTATGGTCATACCATTTCTTTGTAGGTCTGGTAAGTTGCTTGAACTCTTCATCACTAACAACGACTGGCTCTTCCATTTCATTCCAAAATGTCTTAGTCATAATTTCCTTTCTGATACTTACTTGTATAAGTATCTATCAGCTCACTGTTACATCTGTCCAGTTTAAACAATGAGCTGTTAGATATTTACATTTTAGAAATAGAGTGTGACATTAATTGAGAAACCAACAAGAACTCTTGATGCTTCTTCAATCTTCATCTAACACATTAAACAAACGCATTAGATACAAGTCATCTTCTCTCTCTTTCCTTATATCTCTCTGGGATTTATACCCAGAATATTTTTTCAGCCCTGCTATGAGTAACCCATAGGCTACACATAAAGATAAGAAGTCCATTATTCTTCTTCCTCTGCTTCTGCAATTTCTTCTAAATCGTTATCTCTTATGAATGCTTCTGCTTCTGCTTTGGTAAACTTCCTAACAGTAAAATCATCATTAAGGATATATTCTTTAGGATTTAGACTAATGCCTTCTTTATATCTTGATATTGTCCAATAATTTTTAACTGACATTTTCTTCCTCACTTAGAAAGATATAGAAATAAATATTATTAACAACAGATATATATTCTGTTTGGTCATACTTACTTATATCAATTTCACTAACAAAATTTCTGAAATGGATTACTTGGTCTTGTAATAATTTATAGGATTTCACAACCTCCTCGTAAGATAAGTCGTGATAGTCATACTCTTTCATACAACCTCCTCCACAAGTACTACTTCTCTGTCAAGTACCTTGTCCATATAAGCATTGTCTTTTTCATCTTCGTAGTCATTGATAGCATCTTCTTTCGTTTCTGCTTCAACATACCACCTGTTAGAAATTGTTTCAAATATATAAAATGTTTTCATACAACCTCCTTATCTGCAATATCATATGCTTCATAGATAGAAGTAAAGATATTTTTAATAGGCAAATCAAACTGCCTAATCATAAAGACCAACATCTTTTCATCTGTTGATAAGTTGTCATCACTAAAGTCCTCATTACTATTCATATTCTTCCACCTTCCTGTGCGAATGGTGATAGAGAATAGATAGAAGGTCTGTGACCAGTAAAGATAACTTCTGTGTTTGCCTCTACTAGCGTATCAACAGAATGTATTGCCTCATCTAGCGTTACATCACTATTAAAGTAAAAGTCCACACTTAAAATGTTTTCATCTACTTTCATACTCTCATCTACAAATTCATAGACTTCGTATTCTTTTTCTGTATTCATAATTTCCTTTCATTGATTGCACCTACTTGTTTAAACAAATAGATAGCTTAATGACTACAGTTGCAATCGTTGGCGTTCAATAGCTCCCACTTTATATAGCTACTTATTTACGCGTGGATATATAGTTCCAACTTTTCCATAGTCATTAAGCTACCTACTTTCAGGCACTAGGTTTCAACAGGGCAATAGTATTACCTAGCTCTTACTTATAGATAGCTCACTGCCTACGGCTTTGGTTACTTGCTATTGCTAGTTCGTAGTGTCATACCAACAGACACAACCATAGACAGTGAGCTACCCACAATGGGGTAGCAGTTTAAACAACTAACCTAATTTAGATTGTTGTTTAAGTAATATATCAATTAACTTAGTTAGCTCTGTCTTGACTTTCTTTGTAGTAAACTCACCACTTCTATTTCGTAGTTCCTCTACTGCATCATCAACATTAGACAAATTAGAATTAACAGTGTTGATGTTGTCTGAAGCATAATCTACTTTGGTATATGCTTCATCTACCTCACTCTGCGCATCACTAAGATGAGATTTAACCTCATCAAGAGCGTATTCTAAGCTATCAAACAACTCATCAAGAGTTGTCATATCTTTTTCTTCTGACATATCTTTCCTTTCTTTATCGCTACAATAAGTAGCATTGAGTACTCGTGTTTAAACAAGTACTCTATGCTAGTTACTCACTAACCATATCTTTTCTTTGAGCCATTAGGTAAACCATTATCAGTTGGTCTAGCCAACCCACGATAGTTCCCACCTTTTTTACTCTTGGCTTTTCTTCTTTCGTGTCTGTTTACCATTCGTAATATCCGTCAGGTACATCAGTTGCTATCCACTTACCACCATCTAAAGTAGTATGTGAATGTTCATAGTCACCTCTGTCATCAACAGGTTTCAGGTCAGTGTAAGAATTTTGTACACGCCAACCACAATGGTTAAGCCTTATGTTATACATATTCTCACCACCATTCTTTGTGTACTCTTCAATCTTTTCTTGTGCTTCCTCTTCAGAGTTAGCCTCAATATAGACTTCACTTTCCTGTGTGTATTTTAGATAATATAAATTACTCATAGTTTCCTTTCGTTATTGGTGTATGTACACCATTGAGAGCATTGAAGAAAGGTATTAACCACAATGCTCTCTAGCTGTGCATACGCATACTTACAAGGGGGATTGCCTCTACTAGCGTGTTGAAAATTTCACGCACAACAAATAAAAAAAAAGAAAAAAGTTCTTGTGAAATTTATCACAATCTATTCTTATTTATTTCTTATAAGTATTTATCAGGTCACTGTTATGTTTAAACAATGACCTGTTAAATAATTACCTGAAGTTACCTTCAGCTATTATCTCAGTATCAGATTGACAGGCAGGGCAGGTGAAAACGCCTGTTTCACCATTAATGACCTGAGCCAATTTTTCCTGACTGGTTTTCTGTTCCTTGATTGAAGCTGTTGAGCTCCTCCAAATGTAGCCATAGCCTTGCTCTCTGCTTCGGTCTGTACTTGCTGTACATTCCTCAACATTAAGACAGGCAATCTTGACACCAGTCTTAGGTGCTTTAGCCTGTTCAACTATTGCAATATGAGGCACTAAGCCGAGCTTAGTCACAACTGGCTTAGCCCATTTGTTAAACTCAGGGCTTACAACAGTAGCAGTTGGTTTTCCTTCTGCTTTTAATTTACCGATTATTAAGTCGGCAAATTTTTTCTTGTGACCTGTTCCAACAGGTAGCACAGCGTGACATACCTCGTGGGCTAGTACTTGAAATATCTCTAATGTATTTTTCAAATTACCTGCTTGAAGTGTTGGTCTAATAAACAGGTGTCTAGTTCCTGTATTATCAAAGTCATCATCCTTCACATCCTCTGAAGTGTATTGACATACACCAATAGCAGAATTTTTCAAGCCCTTAGGCATATGACCGAAAGAAACTTTAATTTCTTTTTCTGTTTTCACAAAATCAGAAAAGCCCTCTTTCTTTAATTGCTTAAAGATTTCAGAGGTAGCTTTTTCTAGCCACTGTTCTCTAGTCCCTGCATATGTTTTTGTTTTACTCATTTTTGTTTTACCTTTCTTTATAGATTTCATTTAGAAATCTTAGATAACCTGCCTAAATGTTTAAACAGGGTATCTAGCATTTCTGATTTAAGAGCCTGAGATTTATCTGTTAAGGTCAGTAGCCTAATCACTACTTTTTCCATACAGAGCAACCTCAGGGCTCTCAGCGTGTATTATTTTTTAAATGGGTCATCAATTCCTATTGATTGCCTGAATTTCTGTTTATCTGAAATACATCTATCGTAAATCATATAAACAAAAAAACTCAGGGTAATCATAAGGCTGAGCCATTCTAAAAAACTACTCATTTATTTTTTCCATATAATAAGCAGTCGTAATCATAATCATTTTATGAGGAAGAAAATTATCCAACTGTATTTTCCATTGAATAAGATTATGTTTATTTTCTTCAGTTCTTTCAACTGCTACAATCTCACCAATGCAATCTTCATCAGGTCTTAAACCTAATCTTGATTTATTGAATTCCTCATTTGTTAGATTGACTTTGACTTTATCACCTAACTTAAATGATTTATTTTTTACATTCATAATTTGTTTACCTTTCTTATAAACTGATACTTGATTTAAGTATCTCTCAGCAATCTAAAATTAAATTGCTGAAAGATAATTAACTTTCCTCGTAGTAACTATCTATTGTTGAAATAATTTCATTCTGTAATTTTTCAATTACTGAATTGTGAGTATCAGGCAGATTAACTTCTAAAATATTTTTAATATCTTCAGAAATATTTCCTTCTTCTAATTCCCAACTCTTCATTCTTTCTAACATTATTTTCTTTTTTTCTTCTTCAGTAAAAGTCATAACTTCCTTTCTTGTTTGATACTTGCTTTAAGTATCTCTGAAGGCTCTTTTTCAAAAGCCCTCTGAGATAATTAATTAAAATTATCTGAAAGGTTTTTTGTATTTAATTTCTTAGGTTTCCTTTTTCCTGCTTCTCAACTTTGGTCAGCCCTAGACTGTATGTCTGATGCCTAAGAGCCTAATCGTTTAAACAATAAGGTCAGTTTTTCTGAGCTGAGAATTTTTAGTGGATGTAGAGAGTATCTCCAGTTTCCTAAGTCATTTTTAATTTTCAAAAAGCCTAAAGTTAAATCTTGGATTTTTATCTCCATAACATCATTTATGATTTAACCCATATACATAGACTAGGGTACTTTACAATTAATATCAACACTTATTTAAGATTTTTTTATTTCCTGTTTAAACAGTCAGCTGGTCGCTCTTTCTTTTATTGTTGATGTATGTACTCAGCTTGTCTTAGTGGGTATGTACTAACCTTGTTTTACTTAGGATGTATCTAGTTTTCCTTACCAGTTCAAAGCAACGCACCCTCTCTTGATTTAAAACAATGTACGAGGGGTGTCAGGGTGGGTACATTCTGTATCATTTTAGATTTATTTATTTTCACCTAGCTGTTTAAACTTCCTATTATTCCTATGTACTAGGTCTGACAGACTGGGTATGTAATGCAAATGTTAATGTGCGTATGGGGGTCTATATTAAGTATGTACCTATAAAATTAAATGCACCTAATGTACAAATAAACACACTAAATATGTACCACTATATATAGTATGTTTTAGCTGACTTACTACATCTAGTAGGTGAACTGTCACAGTAATATAAGTTATCTTTGATTTGTTTTAAAGTGTTATCACACTCTTTACATTTCTTCAATATTACTATTTTACTCTTGGTTTTCTCTTTTGGGCGTGAACAGGCATATGGGGTAGTTTTTTTAAAAAATTATTTTCCAGTGTCCTTGGGTAGCTTACTTGTCTTTCTAGTTGGTCAGGTTTCCCTGGTAAGCCTTTCGTGCTCCTGATGCCCACTTCACCTGTAACACCATACTCATAATTCTTGTTTGTACACTTGAAATATTAACAGAAGTTTCCTAGTATTCAAGTATCAGATAAATTCCCCTTTATCGTGTACATACTATATAAGCCCTAGCTAGTCTAGGGTGCTTAAAATAAAAAATTTTTTTTTCACTACTTATAACGCAGGTATGTATATATTTAATATTAAGAATTAGTAAGGCGTAGAAAGCCTGAGTCACATCTATAGAAAAGGATTGAAAAGTAGAAAAAACTTTTTGACCGAGTGACAAGTTACTTGTTTTGTGAGTTAATCGTAGGTTGCAAGAGTAAGTCAGGGATGTAACATCCACTGCAGGGGATAGCAGGACAAGGCACTAAAGCTATACAAATAGAGCCTGGCAATGCCAGGCTTTTCTGTTTTTAAAATAAAAATTTTTTTACGCCTTCGGCTCTTGTAGACCCTCAGGCTTTTTTCTTCCTTTGATTCTTGGAAAGGTTTTTGGTTTATGATTATTACAATATTTGAACTTGTTATACTTAGAAAGAATTGTGGAGCAATCTTTTTGAACACAGGTTCTTCCACTACTATATGTAGTAGAGGGTTTATGATTAGGATATGTTTTTCCTTTGATATAATCACTCATTGGGATTAAGTATAGGAGGAGAAATGCCAGGCAAGAAGTATTCGTACAAAAAGGGTATGAAAAAAAATAAGTCATCAAAGAGAAGGAAGTAATGCCTTTCAAAAAAATAGGACCAAATAAATATAGAACACCTAGTGGAAAAATCTACACAGGTGCTCAAATGAGAGCCTATTACGCAAAGAAAAATAAATGAAATGTGAAGGACCTCGTTGTCAAAAGAAAGTTCCTTCTGGAAAAAGGAAGTATTGTTCTACAAAATGTAGAAGGGCTGCTCAGTACCAGAGAAGTAAAAAAACAATTCAAGAAGTACCAGGAGAGAAACTTCGTGGACAACACTATGAAAGGTTTGTAGAAGAGTTTGCTCCTTTAGTTGAGAAAAAGGAAATGACTCACAAAGAAGTAGCTGAGATACTAGGGGTAAACAAATCTAGTGTTACTCGTATGTATAGTGCATACAAAGAAGATAAAATAATTTTAAAAGCCCAGGAGAACTGGGAAGCTCCAACTCAAGCAACTGAGTCATTAAAAAGTTTTAAAGAGTTTAGAGATTTATATTTCAGAACAGAAACTGGTGAACCATATGAAACTGCAGACTTTCACGAAAAATGGATTAACTCAATTATAAAATCTATAGAGGAAGGTGGAGAACAAATGATTCTCTCACCACCACGACACGGAAAGACAGACCTGCTCACACACTTTGCTGTATGGCAGATATGTAAGAATCCAAACATAAGAATTATGTGGGTAGGAGGAAACGAAGAGATAGCTAAGAATGCAGTAGGTGCTGTACTTGACCACTTAGAAAATAATGAAACTTTAAAAGAAGATTTCTGTGGACCAGGTGGACAGTTCCAACCTAAAGTTAGAAGTGGTAAGTCCTGGTCATCAGGACAGTTTACTGTAGCTAACAGAACTGTAACTGGAATTAAATCACCAACTATGGTAGCTGTAGGTAAAGGTGGAAAGATTCTTTCAAGAGATTGTGATTTGATTATTGCTGATGACATTGAGGACCACGGAACTACTGTACAACCAAGTGCCAGGGAGCAAACAAGACAATGGTGGACTACAACTCTTTCTTCAAGAAAAGAGGAACATACAGCAGTTGTTGTTATTGGTTCAAGACAGCATCCAGAAGATTTATATAACTTTCTTTTAGAAAACCCAGAGATGGAAACAATCG